TGGAAAAGTCTTATCTAACTTACCACCATTTAGTTCACGAATTAAATCATTTAAGGCATTAATTGTATAAAGTGTATTGGTGTGTTTTTTTCTGTGTAGTGAAATGGTGTCAGGTATGCCTTGCATAAAATCCTCATCGTATTCTACATTGTAAGTACATATCAACTGATGATGGTCGTTTTCATTTTGAAATGCATATATCTTATTGAACACAATGTCATTACATGCTATGATAATATCTATAGTTTCATAGAATTTATTTCTTTTTGTGAATGTACAGAGTAATTGAGTTTTCATTACTTATTCTCTTTTTCAAATTTTTCTATTTGTTTTCTCAACACATCATCCATGACTTTTATTTCTTCCGAGGATAAAACAGGTTGTTTTTTACTAAATTGTTTTACCACGTTTTTAATTAAACAAAATAACAAAATAAAAATTCCAAACCAAAACAATCCCGGTGCAATATCATTCTGAAATGTCATAGCAGTTGATGCGTCATGCATTTTCAATCCTCCCAACGAAATCGCCATAAAGAATTGAGCAGCCAACACGCCCACTGAAGTTCCTGTCAATAACATATTTCTACTAAATCTTTTTTTGTATGCCACAGCAATCGACCAAGAAATCCACACAAAACAAAATATAAAAACCAATAAAAGAAATGTACCCAAATCCATAATATAAATCCTCAAGAAAAGAGGCTCCACCCAAAAATGAATGGAACCTCTTTTCTTTGTTAAAGCCTAATTAATTTAG